GATGCTTGGTTAGACAGATTGAAAAATAAATTTGGAGATCAAGCTTTGAAAGATGAATTAGCCGGTATTTAATACCGGCTTTTTTATATATATCAGAAAACAAATTAAACGAAATGAAAACCAAATTAGAAGATTTTTTAAATGAAGAAAAACAAACATCACCAAATCCAAAAACATTAACTGATTTGATTTATAAAATAGCAAATACAGATAAAGATGGTGATTTTAAACTTGGTAATATAAAAGGATCTGTTGTAGCAAGAAATTATGGTTACTGGGGATATTTTAATGTAGATTTCTATTTCAAAAAAGATCATCCTAAATTTGGTGAAACATGGGATCATTTCGCAACTTGGAATCAAGATACAGGTGGTTACGAAAAAGGTCAACTTGAAGTTTTTGATTATGAAGAACTCATACCAGTTTTTAAAGAAGCTGTTAAAAAAGCTGGTTTTACTAGAAGTGAGTTGGAAATAGAAGGACAAGAAGTTCAGGAAGTTCAAGAATCTGTCAAGGAAGATAAAATAAAATACTCTAATGATTGGTCACCGGAAACACCATATTCGATTACTGTTTATATGAAAGGTGGTGATAAAGAACATTTATCTTGGTTGGATAAAGAAAATGTGGAAAAATTTAAAAGAAAATATCCGAAAGAAGTTATTTCGGTATCAAAATCCAATGATGGACATTATTTAGATGATGAAGATTGATAATTTTTTTATTTGAAATAAATTTATTATATTTAATTAAACCTTTTTAATCTTTTAACATAAAATAGATATATGAAACTAGAAGATAATAAGATTATTATTGAAAGTGAATGTGGAACTCATTTGCTTCGTTGTGAATATTGTGATGAAAAATTTGACATTTCTTTCTATACATATGGAAATGGTCAAAGTAAAATATGGGGGAGGTTGAAATACGCTTTTCAACATCTTTTCACTGGTCAATTATTTTCTGACCAGATGATTTTCAATGAAAAAGAATCTAAAAAATTGGTTGACTTTATTAATTATAAATTAAATGAAAAAACTTAATTTCTTCCAAAAAGTTCATACCCTTTTATGGATTATATATAGTCCAAAAAGAAATCGTCTATACCATTATAATTTAAGTATTGGTTTTGGACAAGAAAGTTCATACCTATCCACAAAAAATTCAGATCAGGAATCCGTTGACTTTCTTATAAAATAATAATAAAAAATGGAAAGAGAATTTAAACATATCAAACCACCAGAAGAATTTTTAAATGAAAGTAGGAGACCAATTGAAGCACATAAGGTTTCCAAACAAAATAAAGATATTAAAATTTTTAAAAATAAAATGGATTTTAATGTTCCGGTTAGTGATGAAAACCATATTAGTGTAAAACCCGGAACAACTTTTGTATGTATTGAAAATAACGTTTTCGTTAAGAATGAAAAAGAAGATACATATACCAAAGCATTATTCGAAACAGAATTTATTGAAATAAACAAGAAGATTTTTCAAGAGGAAATATAAAATGGGGGCAGTAAAATTTTTTTCAAGTAGTTCTTATGATAACAAACCAACAACTCAAATAGTTACGGTTGAAGTTACTAAACCTTTGCCAAATCCGAATCCAAATAATTATAAGATAATTAAACATGAACAAATAGGAAAATATCTTATAATTGAAGTGAAGTATTTGGATTGTACAAATTATGAAGGATATAAAATAATGTTATATGAATGTACTTATGATGATATTTTAAAACAAGTAAGTATAGATCCACATTTTTCAAATAATCCTGAATATTTTTCACCGATTTCTAGATTTGAACCAACTAAACGTGGTTGGGAAATGGCGAGATTGATTAGTTATGGAATGATTAACATATTAAAAAAATGAAAACACTTTTTATCATAATTGACATCCTTAGTATGTTGGTACTTAGTTTATTTTTGTTACCAGCTTTTATATTCTATTATATATATTTAGGTATATTATGGATATTTTCTTCAAAGAAACATGATGATTGTTATTATGGACCTTTAAATTAAAAGTATGAAATACAGAATTAAAGAAACGGATTATAAATTTTATCCTCAAAGAAAAATTTTTATATTTTGGATTTATTTTGATGGTGAATCATATAGATATTGGGATGAATTCTTTGGTGTATTGGATATAAAAATTTATATTTCAATTCATTGAAAGAAGCTCAAAGTTTTATAGATGAAGATAAAAAGAAAAGAAAAGTTACTTATCACGAAATTTAAAAATTATGGAAGTATTAGATTTAAAATTTTATTCTAACGATTTGTATAAAGAAGTTACGATCAGAGAATATTTTTATTGTTTAATGAAAACATTTTGGGAAGAACAAGAAAATTTTAGTGGGAAAAGACCATTGGGTAATTCCGACTGGACTATAGACCTTGTTGAATGTCTTATCGAAAATAAACTTGTTAAGGGGAAGAAAAACAAGTATGATGAATGGGATTTTGAATGGAAAGATGTTGATAAATTTGTAATCAATGAAATTTTTAAACCCTTATTTGGAGTATGATAACTAGATATTATTTTATCGTTTATAAATGTAAAATAACCACTTGGTATAATTTATCTGGTGAATGGAGATTTCAAGATTCACACGAACAAACTTGTCAAAATATTATAGATATACACCCTATACAATTTCAATTAGATTGTAATGAAAAATATGGTGATATAATTGAAAATAGTTATAAAAAAAGAAACGAATATTTCATTTTAAATTGGATACAATTAACAAAAGATGATTATGACGAATATAAAGGAAAAGTCGGTTGATATGTGGAATGGTTTTTATAAATTAGAATTTAAAACAAATAGAGAAATAAAAAAATTTTTTAAAGAAGCTATTAGTTTAGCCAATAGAGTGAATGTTGATTGTCTTAAAGATGGATCGTGGAGTAGAACATTGGATTATGATACAACTATAAATGACTATATAAAGAAATATGTTTCTATTCATCAACACAATGTTTGTATTAATCGTCAAGTTTATAATCAAAACAAATTTGACGATCAGGGTGAAATTGGATCATCAACTTTGGGACCACCATCAAAATATTTATTTATATATCTTAATATAGAAAATTTAAATAAATTGGTGGAAAAATATAATTTAAAAAAACACATATGATAACAATATTAATAATTGTCTATCTTGTTTATACACAAATGAGAATAGAAGGCGAAAGGGATTGGTTGATGAGAATAAATCATAAAGAATGTAGTGAAAGAGCACAAAGTTTGATGTAAATTTTTTTATTTCAAATATTTTACATAATTTTGTAATCTTATTGAAAAAGTCTGTTGTTTAATTTAACATTGGATTATAGATAAACGACTAAAGTTCACACAAGTTGAGGATATGAACTACACATAATATAAAGACTAAAGTTGAAATGATATACACTTTACTCGACATTGTGGTGTTAAATTAAATGACAGAATTTTTAAACTTTTTGAAAAATAATTGATAAAATAGAAAAAACAGACTAAAAGTATTTAATATATAAAATTTAAGAAACAATTAAAGTTATGAAAAACATTGTAAATACCAACCTATATTATTTGTATTTATACCTCTATCCAAACAGAGACTGGGTTGATATTGCTATGAAATAATTAAACTTATTTTTACAAATCGGAAACCCGGTCTCAAAAGGATCGGGTTTTTTGTTGTTCTTTAAAATATTGAAATATGATCAGGTGGCGGAAATGACAGACGCACCAGACGAAAAACTGGAGTGGATAATGGGATTAGTTGCAACCACCACAATACGGGTCAAACCCCGTCCTGATCACAAAAAAAAAAATGGGGGTTAATACAGTATCAACTTATCTCAGAAATGTAGTGATGAAAAACTGTTACTTCGTAGCTGTAAACTATAACAAAGATGTGTGAAAATCCATCAACCCCCACCATGAGATCATTGGACAGTTGGCTGTCTAGCGGCTTGTAACACCGTTCTTTTGTAGGTTCGAATCCTTCTGGTCTCACGATAATGGGAATATTGAGTAGTGGTCACTCAGCGGTCTGTAAAACCGTGATCTATAGGTTCGAATCCTATTATTCCCACAAAATAAGGCTGGATGGCGAAATTGGTAGCCGCGTTGGTCTAAGAAGCCAATGTCGAAAGACGTGGGGGTTCGAGTCCCCCTCCGGTCACTTTCTTTGAAATAATGTGATTGTTTGTCCGAATTCCGGAACGGCGAATATTGGGACACTGGTGGCTGTAACCGCTAGATGTTAATGTGGGTTCAATTCCCATCAATCACACACAAATGGCCTTGTGGCGGAATTGGTAGACGCGACGGACTTAAAATCCGTTGTCCATTACGGGCGTGTGGGTTCGAGTCCCACCTTGGCTACATATTAAATATTGGGGAGTGTTCCAGAGTGGTCAAATGGGGCAGACTGTAAATCTGTTGGCGTAGCCTTCGGAGGTTCGAATCCTTCCACTCCCACAAATCGGTTGGTGATGACCGATAAATGCCGAGGTGGCGGAACTGGTAGACGCACCGGTCTCAAAAACCGGTATCAGTAATGATGTGTGGGTTCGACTCCCATCCTCGGTACAACAATTTGTCCCTGTAGCCTAACTGGAAGTGGCGTCAGACTTAAACCCTGAATATACCGGTTCGATTCCGGTCGGGGATACAAATTGCCTCTGTGGTCTAAAGGAAGTGGCGTGAGTTTTAGAAACTCAAAATACGGGTTCGAGTCCCGTCAGGGGCACCAAAATGTCTCCATAGCCTAATTGGAAGTGGCGTTAGTTTCAAAAACTAAATGTATCGGTTCAATTCCGATTGGGGATACAAAAATTCAACAAAATGGCAAGAGTAGAAGGAAATAGGATAACAGAAGCAATGGATTTCGAAAGTGATACAAAAAACTGGAAATTCGATTTTGCACATATGTGTAGATTTTACGGAAAAGATTTCATCGAAAATATTAAAGCTATGTGGTCTGTAAATGATGATGTTCAAACAGAAGATGAATTTTGTGAAATGAACGGAATTCCTAAAAGTTTCTTTGAAAAAACAATTAAAGGAAAATAAGGCTCTGTGCTGAAATTGGTAAACAGAATTGTTTCAGAATCAATTTATTACGGGTTCGAGTCCCGTCTGGGTCACTAAATTTAAAATTATGAAATCAGAAATTAACATTCAATTTGAAATTGAAACAACAAAGGATGGTGATTATTTTTCTTGTCACATACCAAAATATGATATTTATTTTAGTACAAAAAGGAAAGTGACATTGAAAAGAAAGGAAAAATTCTTGTGAATTGTTTTATAAATTATTTTATTGAAAATAATTAAATCACTATCATATTAAATTTTTTTATCAATACAATTTAATGTATCTTTGTTTTCTAAATAGAAAAGTATGAATTATACTGAATTAGTAAATGGTATTAAATCCGGAAAAATTAAAATAGATAGTAAAAATCATTTACACAATGATATTTTACCATATCTTGAAAGACATCTTCAATACAAACAGGATCATTTGAGGGAACTAATCGAAATGGGTGCCAATTATGTTTGGAAACATGATAAAGAAAAAGGTCCAATCGGTGAAAAAACTTCAAAAAGTATGATTGAAATGACTCGTTATGATATTTTAGAACCGTTGACATTTGGACAGTATCTTTTTGATAACGATATTTATTGTTTTCATTGTGGTGAAAGACTTCATATTGTTCCAATTGATGAAAACACAATTACCCTTGTTAGTTTTAGTATATTTCACGACAATCAGGATAAGAGTGGTTTGAAATACGAATACTGTATTACAGATGGTGAAATTCCCACTTGTAAGGCTAAAGAACTTTGTGATTCGAAGAAAATGATATCTGAAATAGAAGTTCCAACAGGAAAAGTTTTTATAAATCATCCTTGTATTGAAAAATTAATAAAGATAGATCTTCATAATGAGGATTTAATCAAAAACATTCCAGAAGAATATTCAAATGAAAAAATTAGATATGTGTTGAGATGTGAAAAAGATAAATTTGGTTATTTGCCATATTGGAATACACTGGATTTAAGACAATATGCAGCATCTCAAATTGGTATTACATTAAAAAAAGAAGAGTTGAATTATCATTTCTATCCAAATGATTTTAAATCAATTAAAGAATTACCAGAAAAATACATTGTTATAAATCCTTCAATTACACAACCTTATAGAACTTGGAATTTAGAAAATTGGCAAAAACTAATTGATATTTTAAACGATAATAATATTAATGTTGTTGCTATTGGAAAGGATATATTCAATAAAAGTTTCTATGATGTGAAAATCAAAAAGGGTGTCAATCTTTGTGGTGATGAAAAACAAAATGATTTATCACAAGTATGGCATATTTTGAATAAATCCGATATGTTCATTACTTTTGATTCTGGTTTGTTTATTTTTGCTGGGTCTACGGATACATTTCTTTTACAAATTGGTAGTTCACTTGATCCGGAATACCATACACCTTACAGAAATAGTTCCCAAACATATAAATACGAACATGTGGATGGTATTTGTAAGATAAGATGTTTTTCTAATCCCAAATATTCTATACAATGGAGTGGTTATTTGGGTAATATAAATGGTAGACAGATGCTTGGTTATTGTTTTAAGGGTTATGTAGAAGGAAATAATTATGATTGTCATCCGAAACCAGAAGAAGTAGTGAGAAAAGTATTGGATAATTTGATGTAATTTTTTTATCTCAGCCATTTTACATACCTTTGTAATCTGATTGAAATACCCGGATAGGTAATTTAATGTTTAGATCAGTATTCCTGAAATAGTTTGGTAACGCTGGGTGTGGGGTCAAAACCCACTCTATCCACAAAAATGTTTATGATGTGGCTGAATTGGTAAAGCTAGCTGTTGTAAATCCACTAAGACTGGAGTGTAGGTTCAAATCCTATCATCATAAACATTTTAATTTTTTTAAACTTTTTGAAAAATAATTGATAAAATAGAAAAAACAGACTAAAAAGATTTAATATATAATATTCTAAAACAAAAAATTATTATGACACAGAACATCCAAAATATGATTATTAATCAAATACCGGTAAAAATACCGATTGGATGAACTTTGTCTATAACGAATATAGAAAAAACCCAATCGGAAACGGTTGGGTTTTTTTGTTTTGATCCACCATAGTTTTAACCAGTTCTTTGAAATAAAAATAAAAATGTTAAAAAAATAAATTATAAAACTATGGAAAATTTAGAGAAATTGGCGGAAGATTTGAGTAACCTTACCGTATTGCAGTGTTACCAACTAGCCAAAATAATGAAAGAAGAATACGGTATAGAACCAAACACGAAAGTTCTTGGTGTAAATGTATCACCTATCCCAACTCCAGTAATGGAAATTGAGAAAACAACTTTCGATGTGATTCTGAAATCAGCAGGAAATATTAATAAACTTGGTGTTATCAAATCCATTAAAGAAATGACAGGACAAAGTTTATTGGAAATTAAAACTCTTGTTGATAACGCACCATCAAAATTGAAAGAAAATATTAGTAAAGACGAAGCATATGCTTTACTAAATACTCTGAAAGAATTAGGTGCAGAAATTGAAGTTCTTTGAAATGTTGACAAATCTATACTATAAGTATAGTTATGTAAACAAAAATAAACTAAAAATGTAGTAGCGAGTTTAAGTGTTACTTCGTAGCTTAATAGTTAAGCATCAAACTGATAATTTGAAAATTGTGGGTGCGATTCCCATCGAGCCCGAAAGGGTTTAAATCACTTAATGATTATCTCTACATTTTTAAAACGGATTGTAAACCCTCTGTCTGATAAACAGTTGAAAGGTTAATTGGTTACATGGTGGTTCGATTCCACTCAATCCGACAGTTCTTTGAAATAAAAGGTTGAAAGTTCAAAATGGAAAAATACTACCTTTTGTATTTAATATATAAATATAAAAAGATGGGAAATTTTAAAGATAGTGATTATTATAAATCTGGAAGAAGTTTAGAAAATGCTAAAATAGGATCTATAAAAAGTTCTATAAAATCTAAAGAATTAAGATTGGATAGAATAAAAAAGTATAATGAAAATCCAAAATTGTGTTTAAATTGTTTCAAACCAATAGATTATGATAAAAAATATAATAAATTTTGTTCTACATCTTGTTCAGCTTATTATAATAATATAAAAAGAGGTGCCAGAAGTGATGAAACTAAAAATAAAATATCTTCAAGTTTAATGGGAAAAATTGTTAGTGATGTAACAAGAAAAAAAATAAGTGATGCAAAAAAAAGTGAAAAAAGTAAAAATAAAATTTCTAATTCATTGAAAATTTTTTGGAAAAATAATATTAAAGCTAAAAATAATTTAAGTAAAAAATTAACAGGTAGAATTGTTTCTACTGAAACCAGAAGTAAACAATCTGAAATAATGAGTAATAAGATAAAAAACGGAACTTTTAAACCAAAATTGAAAAGTATAAAATGTGAATACAATTTTAAAAATGAAAAAATAAGATGTGATTCTAAGGTAGAATATAGTTGTTTAAATTATTTCGAAAAAAATTATGATGTAATTGATATAAAAAGATGTGATTTTTTAATAGATTTTGAATATAAAGGTGTTAATAGAAAATACAATCCAGATTTTAAAATAATTACTAAAAATGATATATTTATTGTAGAATGTAAAACAATTTTATCAAATAAAGATTTACAAAGAAAATGGGAATATTATTATGATACAATTGAATATAAAAAATTAGCTTTGGATAAATATTGTAAAGATAATAATTTTATATCATTTAACTATAATAAATCAATGAATGTAAAATTTTATAATAATTGTAAATATGAAATATTAAATTGTGCCGTACCAGCGGATCCTGATAAGATCTAGAACTGTAATTGGATGTTGAAAATGTGGGTTCGAATCCCACTGGCACAACAAAATGGTGGTGTATCCCTCGTGTCTTATACACACGCGTTAATCGGGTAACTGGTGTATGGGGGTTCGAATCCCTCCACCACTACTAAATATGTACAGTTGGCCGAGTGGTCGATGGCACAAGACTGTTAATCTTGCGAGATGAAAGTCCCAACATAGGTTCGAATCCTATACTGTACGCAATAATTGGGTTTGTAGTTCAAAGGTAGAACGTCCGGCTGTTAACCGGCTAATGTTGGTTCGATTCCATCCATTCCCGCTAATGTCGATGTGAGCAGAGTTGGTTATTGCGGAGGTCCCATAAACCTTTCAACTTGAAAGAGTTGCGGTGGTTCGAATCCACTTATCGATACAGTTCTATGGTGTAACGCGTAGCATGACTCCCCTTGAAGGAGATGGTCAAGGTTCGAATCCTTGTAGGACTGCAAAAGGAAAAGTAGCTCAGGATACAAATGGGAGACTGTTCGATTAGATAGATAAAAGTGTACATTCATTTCTATTGAAAGATTAGGAAACTGTACAGGTCAGAGCACCAAGCCGATGTCTTGGTTGTCGGTGGTTCGAATCCACCCTTTTCCACACATTGTTTTGTCGTATAATGGGAGTACAACACCCTCTGAAGGTGCATGGTATGGGTTCGAATCCTATCAAAACAACTATGATTATTATAATACTCATAAGTTTAAAAATAAGTATGTGATGATTACTATGATAATCATTGTAATAACATGAAAAAGGAAATAAGAAAAATATTTCGTCAGGAAGTATTCAGTAGGGACAAATATACTTGTAAGGGGTGTGGGAAAAAATTTGATGAATCTGAATTGGATGCACATCATATTACTGATAGGAACGAAATGCCTAATGGTGGATATATAAAGGAAAACGGAATAACTCTTTGTAAAGATGAATGTCATATGAAAGCTGAAAGGTATCATATTACAGATGGCAAAGAATTTGTTCCGGGTTTCCATCCTGACGAATTATATGAAAAGATTGATTCATCCAAAGGGAAAGCTTTTTATTTTTCACAACTTTTGGAATAAAAATTACTATATATAAGGATAATTGTCCAATAGCGCAATTGGTAGAGCATCAGAATTTGGGTCTGGCGGTTAAAGGTTCGAGTCCTTTTTGGACAACAAAGTGTAGTGTTTTTTCATTTTATAAATTTAATATATAGATGAAAAAACGCTATATTTATGGACAAAATTTTAAAACAATTCGGTTTCGATAAAATTAAAGAAACTGTTAATTTTTCTAATTCTTTCGTTGAAGTTACTAAAAAATTGGGATATGACCCTAATGTTGGTCATATCAAAAAAAATATAGAAAGAACAATAAAAAGATTAGACATTTCAACTGAACATTTTGAAAGTATTAAAAGAATTAAAGATTCTAAAACGAGATACATAAAAGAAAGGTTAGAAGAATTGGTAAATAAATGTAAAACATATAAAGAAATATTAGAAGAATTGGATTTATTACCGGTGACAACAAATTACAACAGATTAAAATCATATCTTAATAAATTTCAAATAGATTATACTAAATTAAAAAATAATAGAATTCAACCAATTAAAAATATTTGGTTGAAAGATAATCTTGAAAAAATTATAAAAGAATCGAATACACAAAAAGATGTATTAGATAAAATGGGAATCAGAAGTGCTGGTGGAAATTTTGGAACTTTAAGAAAGTATATTAAATTGTATAATTTAGATACATCACATTTCATAAAAAATTATTATGTTATGGCTGAATTTGGACATAAACAGATGATTCCTTTAAATGATATATTAATTGAGAATTCTAAATATAGTAGAACAAAGTTAAAGAAAAGATTATATGATGAAGGTTTAAAAGAAAGAAAATGTGAATTATGTGGTCAGGATGAAAATTGGAATGGTAAAAAAATGAGTCTTATATTAGATCATAAAAACGGAATTCCTAATGATAACAGGATCGAAAATCTTCAAATTGTTTGTCCAAATTGTAACGCAACATTACCAACACATTGTAGGGGAAAGAAAAATTAATAATCAAAATTATGAGTATTGTAGAACAAAGATTAAAGGAAGAAAATGATATCCTGAAAGTAATTAGAAGGGGTATTTTGAAAAGTGCAAAGAAAGGTGATTTACATTTTTACTGGGAAACAACCGGTTTGAGTGATTCTATGATCAGAAGTATAGTAAGTCAATTGGAATCGGAAGGGAAAATGATAAAGAATAAGGGAAATTGTAAAATTATCAGGTGGTAATTCATAAGAATTTTCCTAATTTAATATTTTTTCTTTTACAGAAATCAATCATTTCTGTATAAGGATCCCCTTGTATTTCCAGTCTTAAAGAATCTGATATAGGAACATTTTCATAAACTCTTATTTCGTATTCATTACCATAAAAGGGTATTTGTTGTTTTTGTAAATCGTCTATGTCACCATATTTACTATAATAAATTTCTTCGGCTTCTTTATTTGCATCAAAATTTTTTAAATCATATTTATTATTCATATATTCTTTATCAAATACGAATCTACAATCTGTATCAACACCATGTGATTCACAATGAAAGTCATCATTTTCGGTAAAGGAAATATAACCATAATCATGTTCATAATCGGGATTTATTAAATTTTTTGATTTTATTTTTAAAAAACCATCTTGAATAATTTTGATAGCTTTTTCATGACCAGTATAATGATAGATGTATTTATCATCATCAAATTCCCATTTGGTTATTTTCTCAAATATTTTGAATTTGGTAATCATAAATTTATATATTATATTTTTTTGTTACAATTATTTGTAGTATTTTTGTTTTATGAAGATATCTTTTGATTTCGATGGTGTATTTGAATATAAACCAATTCAATATTTAGTTAGAAAATTAATTGAAAGTGGGTTTGATGTACATATTGTAACCGGAAGATCATCTGATACAAACAACAATGATTTATTTTCAATATCTGATAAATTTATCAGAAGAGAAAACGTTCATTTTACGAATGAATCATCAAAATTTCTTTTTTTTAAAGATAAGGATTTCGTATTTCATTTGGATGATGATGAATTGGAAGTTAGAGAAATAAACGAAAATACAAGTGTTAAGGGAATTTTTTACGATAATGATTTTGAAAGAAATATTTTTAAAATTATATGAAAGATAAATTACATATCATATTTTTTATTATACTTATCATTATATATGGTTATTGTACTTATATGGAATCAACAACGAAAAGTGATTTGTGGGGATGGTTTTGTGCTTTATTAGTTGCTTTTATTTCCGTATATGGGTTGAAAATATTTTTAAAATCACAAAAAAAGGAGGATTAAATGGATTTATTTCCTAAATTTATTATTGAAGATGGTAACTTAATTTTAAGTAAGGTAATTAAACACAAACACCTTGTCACAAATAAAGAAAAGGTAAAAGGGGGTGGATGGTTTAGATTCAATAGTGAAACCAATACATTCATATTTTATGAATCTTCTGTTGATTTTGGAAAAGCTACATTTGAAGATATATCAAATTGTGTTAAGAATAAAAAAGTGTTCACCAATGTATCGTTGATACACAATATTTCAGAAAAACACAATTTTTGTTATGATACTGGTAGTGAAATAATTAACATTGAAAAATAACTAATATCGGACTCTACGCTGGTCGAAAGATTAGAGGAAGTTCGCGACTACAAAACCTAACGAGGGAGATCTAAACAATCGTTAAACCTCGGAAGTAGCAAGCCAAACAGATTGAGGGTGTCGGTTTCCCTTTGAGATCGGGTTGGTGCACCTTTCATTGGAAAGGAAATCCGAAAGGGTTTAGATAAATGTAGAGATAGAACAGAATCGCGGCTATTCGTTATTAGTTTTTTATATTTTATTTATGAAATATTTATTGATTGGTGTAATTTTTTTGATTTTGATTTTGTATATGTTTAGTAACAGGAATGTTAAAACCAAATATATAAAAGTAAAACATGATAGTATTTCGGTTCCATTAATGGCACAACCGGGTACATGTGGTGTAACAGTAACAATTAATTGATATGGAAAAATATAAGATAGGACAAATCATCATTGATTTGGATGGAAAAGAATGTACCATTGTAGATATGACTTCAAATTCAATTTGTGTACATATAAAAAAGAAGAAAGAAGGTGGTATAAATTGTAATAATTGGTTTACTTTTACCGATTTTGAAAAAAGATTTAAAATATGAGAATAGAAAGAAGAAAATGGACCAATGGTCAAATAGGATTGAAATCATCTGGTGGTATTACAGATTTATTCGATAACGCAATAAAAGGTAATTTGAGAATAAATGATGAAGAATATGACTTTATTTGTGAAAATATGACAGATGAAGAGATGGATTTAATATGTAAGGAAGAATTATCAATTTCCGAAAAAAGGAAACTATTGATAACATTAGAAAAATATCTTAAAAAGTAATTTTTTTATATTGGAAACATTTCATACCTTTGTATTGAAAAATAATATCCATCTATGAAAACTGGAATACACCCAAAACTAGTAAAATGTATTGATGAGATGATGTCCGATATGACACTCTTATTATACTATTACGGTGAATTTTGTCAATTCGTTGTATTTGAAGAAACTGAAAGAGTTCCACGATGTGCAGTGAATGTTATCCCAAGTGGGATGGTATTTTATTGGAATAAGAAATTTCTTGATATAACACCACAGAGACATGTTAATTTTATTGTGGTTCATGAAATTTTCCATTTGATTTTGGACCATCCAAAAAGAATTCGTAAAGGTGGGTTTGATATGAAATTATCAAATATCGCTACTGATATGATTATCAATACCGCAATCAAATCGGATTTTATTGATACGGATGCACCGACAAAAAACTTTATTGAAGTACCGACTGAAAAGGTTAAATATTTCAAAGATGGTAAAGTAGTTGAAGATGACCACGTTTGGGTTGTTGTAGTACCACAGGAATACAAAGGTGAACATGTTTTTGAAGAAATTTATGAATGGTTAAAAGAAGAAAAACAGAAATTTGATGAGTGGAAAAAGGATCAGGTAGAAGATTTTTTCAAAAATAATACTTGGGAACCACCCGATGATGATGGTGATGGAATAGATGGTGATGATGGTATGGGTGGTGATATGGATGATATGGATGGTAGTGGAAGTGGTAAGGATGATAAAGATGGTAAGAAAAAGGATAAGAAAGATGGTAAGGGTAAAGATGGGAAAGATGATGATGGTGAAACAAAGGAATTAAAACCATCACCAAATAACGGTAAAAAATCGGGTGGGTGTCCGGTGAGTGATTACCTTAAAGGACTTTTTGAAGGAATGGATAATGGTATAGAAGATTGGTTGGATAGTCATTTACCATCAGAAGTACCAGATGAAATTAGGAAAAGTATTGTTGAAGATGTTAAGGAACATTTGAGACAAAGGGGTTTCGAAAAGGGTAAAATTAAGAAAACTCTTGATAAATTAGTAAAATCTAAAAAGGACTATTTAAGGGAAATAAAGACGGCGATTTCATCAATAAGGGGTTTTTTTAAAGTAAAAACCATAACGAAAAGGAATCGTAGATCAATTCCGGGTATCAAAGGTAAAAGAAAAGAAGGTTTTGGTTTGAATGTTATATTAGATACATCAGGTTCAATGACCGGTTATCATCAAAGAGCATTATCATACATTTTCCAAAGTAATATCACAATAAATCTTATTTTATGTGATGCTGAAGTTCAGGAACAATATGGTCGTTCTTACCTTACTATTCAAAGTAAATCGGAATTCAAAAAGGTTAATCTTTCTGGTTTCGGTGGAACTACCTTACAACCGGGGATTGATTTAATTAACAATACAAAAGAATTAAGAGGTTTAAATACACTTATTCTTACCGATGGTGCAACAGATAGGTTGGATGTAACAAAGCTTCGTAAATGTCTTATTTTGTCTGTGGGCACACCTTGTCCAATCAAAGCAGGTAATCCTAGACAGATTGTTGTAGAAGATGATGTAAAACCAGAAAAAAATTGGTAAAATGAATGTTACTTATATAGAAGAAAATGGTATCAAATATAATTACCTAAATATAAGTTTTGAAAAAACTAATAAGTTAACCGAAACCAAAATTCAAAATATTTGGAAGAAATTTGTTAAAGATAAAGAATATTCAAAAATTGTAATTGAGAGAAAAAATAATGAAATAATTAATGAAATAATGTATTTCAAAAATGGAAAATTACATAACGAATTCAATTTCGCTCTCGAAAGATTTCATACTACAATGGTAGAAAGAATTTTTTATTTGAATGGGAAACAAATAGATGTTGATGATGAATCAACTTGGATTGAATTTGTTATTAATTGGAAAAGATTTAATAGATTGGAATACATATTAAAAAACGATTTTGCAGAATTTGAAAATATATAAAGAAACAATATATAAAATTGAATATGATGTAATCGAATTGGAAGAAGGTAAATATTCAAAATCCGAATTATCCAAATTTACGAATGAACATACATATACTTTATTCAGAAGAACAAAAGATGGTAAAACTGTCAAAGAAATGTTTTTCAAAGATGGTAAAATTCACAATGAATATGGAATGGCATTGGTGGATTTTAGAAAATCAAAATTTTTGTTTTATTTAAATGGAATTCGTTTTGATGAAGAAGAAGAATTCATGAATGAATTGAGAAAGATACGATTAGATGAAATCATATAAAATTGAAAAGGAACACGGTGTTGATTATGTTGTCATTCGATTAGGTGAAGATGATATGATGATTTGGAAAAAGATAATAAAACAAAATTTTGATTTTCTTAAAAATCCAAATTTCAAATTTATCATATCGAGTGTTGGTGTTGGTGATTGGTTAATTGTTTATATGTATAAGTATAAAATACATAATCCATTTGGACCAGCTTTTATACTGATTGGTAACGAAGATGATACTAATTGGTATATTGATGGTGATAAATTACCATTTGAAGATTATGTAAATAAAATTAGAAAAGGTATATTAGATAAAATTTTAGGTGATGAATCATTTAAATCTCCAGACGAAACCATGTGATTTTTTATATCTGCCCATACAACATTGTGATATTAATTTTGAATTAAACCCATTTTCTTTTAAAGAATATAAATCTTTCCATTCTTTTATAAAATTCATAGTTAAATCAAATTGTAATATTGGAGTTGGATTATAATTTGAATTGTTTCTACCTTTTGATTTTTCTTTCATTCTTTCACTCAATTTTTTAATTAATTCCGGATTTTCTTTATAACATTTTTTAGTGTTGATTGACATTTTTTTCTTCGATTCTTCACTATGTTTTTTTCCAAACATAGGATTTTTTTCACCACTAATATCGGCGTGATTTTCCGAAATTTTATATTTTATTTTATTGATTGCTTTAGTTGTTTTCTCAATTATTTCAGATCTAAATGGATGATTTGTTAAAGTATCACCACCGTCACCACCACTACTTATATTATAACCTATATCTGAATTTTGAGATTTTAATTTCTTAATCCAAATTTTTTCTTTTAAATTTAGTTCTTCTTCCGTATTACAATATTCCAAAGTTTCTTTTTTAAAATTTTGAATTCCATATTTTTTTATTGACTTTTTCAAAATACACCCACTACCAAAATATTTTGGGTTGTTATATTTGTCTTTACCAACATATATTTTATTATTAATTAAATTTGTTATCTTATAAATTATCATAAACACTTTTTCTTTTATTTTTATATATAAAAATTCAATCCTCAAATATGTCATAATTTTTTTTATAATAAAATTTTCAGTAAATTTGTAATATGATAGAAAAAACAAAAAAATATGCTTTTGATTGTCACCAATCAATAAATCAATTATACGATGGAAAACCATATTCTTTTCATTTGGAAATGGTAGTGGAAATTGCAAATAATTTCATTTTTTATATTCCTGAAAAGGATAGAGATATTGTTATATCAGGTTGTTATATACATGATTGTATTGAGGATACGGGTGTTGATTGGAATGATGTGATGATTCATACAAATGTTAAAATAGCAAACTTGTCAAATGTGTTAGCTACAAAATCAAAAGGAACCCGTAAAGAAAGGTTTTCAGATGAATATTACAAAGGTATAAGGAAAGAAAAATATGCAATCTTTGTAAAACTCTGTGACAGAATAGCTAACGTAAAACAAGGTTTAGTTAACGGGAAACCCATTTTAGATATGTATAAAAAAGAACATAAACATTTTAAAGAAATGTTATATGATAATTACGAATATCAAAAAATGTGGGATTATCTTGATTTTTTAATTTCCAAATAATTTTTTTATTGTTTGGACTTTTCTTACCTTTGTAATCGAAACCAAAAATAAACCCATTATGGCTCTCTTAAAAACAAAAAGAACTAAACTGAAATTCGATTTATCGAAATTGTCAAAAACCGAAAAACGATATTTCAAAATTATGATTTCTGGTACTCCTTGTTATATCAGGGGTGTTCCCGGTAACGCGAAATCAGCTATCGGTCGTAGTATTTGTGATAAAGTTATTTGGTGGTATCAGGATACACCAGAAGAAAAAAGTGTCGGTCTCAATTATATTGACTTACGTTTGTCTGATAAGGATGAAACCGACTTGGGTAGTTATCCTGTTACAAAGAACCCAATTGAACAGTTACTTAGGTTTACCGAACTTTTCGAAAAAGGTTATTTGAATATTGATGATTTCAATAAGATTAAGGACAAGTATGTAAAGGTTATTCTCAGTTGTGATGATGTTACCAGTCTTTCTTTCGCGGTACCCGATTGGGCACTTGAAGCAAATGTTAGACCCACCGTTATTCACGTCGAGGAATTAAATCGTTGTGATTCGAGGGTTCGTAATGCCGCTCTTCAGTTATTGAATGAAAAACAAATTGGTAACTTCAAATTTAATTCTAATGTTTTCTGGATGGCTTCTGGAAACTTGGGTGAAACAGATAGAACAGAAGTTGATGAAATGGACCTCGCTCTTTCCAATCGTCTTTGTATCCTTGATCACGATTTGACAGTTATTGAATGGGCTGAAAATTTCGGTTATGAAAATTGTTGGAATATGATGGTTGATTATCTTATCGCAAATCCAGTTCAATTTTCCAATGTAAAACCAGCCCCTGATGAAGTCCGTTACGCTACACCGAGAAGTTGGACTAACTTATCAAATTACATTCTTATTAATTATGGTGACGATCCAGATCCAAAAGAAGTTTCAGATTCGGAAGAAATGGCAATTGTAGGGTTGGGTTTCGTTGGTTCATCTTGGCATGGTTTCGCTCGTTATCTTACCGAAACAAGTAAAATAAGTATCAATGATATTGTGAATCGTTGGGATGATGTTAAGAGTGAAGTAAAAAACCTTAACAGGGCACGTACAATGGAATTGATGAGTAATCTTAGGACTTGTGGAACGAATGGTTCTTATACATTCTTACAGGATAAAAACAAGGAACAAATCACAAATATCATCAGTTTCTTGAAAGTTTTATCACCTGATAAAGATGATAACAATAAGAGTACCAAAGCACATTCAAATGATGATGAGGTAACAAGTTATATCCTTTTCCTTGTTGATAAGATGGATCCGGCAAATGAAAGGTATCATAAGTATGTAATTAAATTCTTCGCTGATAAAGCAAAAATCATTCACAAGTGGGTTGATAGTGGCCGACACAAGAAAGCTGACGGTACACCTGACTTAACCGGTCTTAACGATTAAAAATAGTTTTTGGTTTCATTTGGTTTGACAAGAAGAAGAAACGGGTTCCGACTCGTTTCTTTCTTCTTTTATTTCCTTTAAGATTCCATCAATAACGATATATCTATGATTGTTGACATGATATTCCCAACTAACCTTTTCACCTTCCAAGAAATATCCACCCGGAGTACCATCAAATTTTTCAATTGCTGGTCCATTAAATCGGTGTAATTTATTGTTCAATTTATATTGATAACATTTATCTTTTTCGAAACGTATCTTTTGAAATTTATTTTCATCGTATAACCATTCAAGAACACCAATTTCATTAACATAATGGTCTCTGTTTAATTCTTTACTCATCTTCAGATATATCTTCTTTCTTTTTTTTGTGTTTCACATTTCTATTATATTTTTCATGTGAACATGTATGACAACTACAATTTTTACCTTGATTTTTATAACAGTACTGTTTTTCTGTCGGTTCTCCACTTTTTTCCAAAATACCCATTTTTCTTAGTCTATTCAAAAATTTTATTTTGGTTTTTCTGTTTCTTTCACCTTTGTTCGTCATTGTTATTTTTTAATTTTTTCCAAGATAATTTTCTACTTTCACCAATTTTTTTCTTAGTTTCTTCTGAATGTATTTTTCCTTTTTTAGATTCACTTATTTTTTTATTATGAAATTCACTATTCTTTTTTCCGGTATGTGATTGACTCATTTTCTTTTTTGATTCTTCTGAATGGTTGATTCCTAAATTCCAAGGGATTCTACCTTTCATAGAATCACTAATTTTCTTTTTGAAATCATCAGAATATGTTTTTCCGGAATGATAAACACTTAATTTCATTTTAGTTTCAATTGTATGTGTTTTTCCAAAAAAAGGATTATTTTCACCTTTTACATTAATGTGATTTTCACTTATTTTTTGTTTTGTTTTTTCAGATAATTTATATCCAAATGATCCCCCGCCCCCACTTGATAAATTATATCCTATATTTAGATCATTACTTTTAAATAAATTAATATAATATATTTCCTTTTCATTCATTTCAGATTTTGAGAAACATTCAGATAAAATTTCAACGGTGAAATTGTTTTTATTATACTTTTTTAAGGATTCTTTTATTATAATTCCTGAACCGAAATAATTCTTTTTGAATTTATTACTTTTAGTTTGACCTATATAGATTTTTTTATTTATTAAATTTGTGGTTTTATAAATATACCCAATCATTCCATTTTCAAATTGTTTTGACGATATGTATTATTGTTCCGAAGAAATCCTTTATCCAAGTACCGATCATCGATCCTGACCAAACTGGAAAGATAATAATCAATAGTATAAAGATAAAAAGAATAATCCATTTTATCATCTTACGATTTCTTTGGTAAAATAAAATTAATTTAAAAGTGGGTCTTTCAAATTTGTTTGTATTTCTGGAATCATGTATTTTCAATGATGGTGGTTTTCTAAAACCAACATTTTGAATCAATGGTTTCTGTTGTTCCTTTTTTTCTTTTCTAGAATCGTGTATTTCCATAATTAAAATAATGTTATAAAATCAAGAAAACATTGTTTATTTACAACCTGACATATTGTAAATAAACATTTTCTTCCATTCAATTCAATAAGTGAGCCAGAAAAGAGACCTTTAAATTTTTTACCTCTTAAAGGTTTTACGATAGAGAAATAATTTTTAAATTTATTTGTTTCAGATATTTCTTTCAAAATGACTTCTTTATCTTTTCTTTTAATGATTTTCAATCCTTTTTCTGTTATATCTTTTCCGATAACTTCCAATTTTGATGTTAATCCTATAACTTTCACAAAAGCATCATTAACATCAATAATTATATTTTCGTTAATATCACTTATAGCCATTGGACAAGGATTCAAATCAAAAACTTTGTAAAATTTATCCTCAGCTAATCTCAATTCGTCAGATAACAATTTAATTTGTTCATCGTTACTTGAACTAGATTCGAAAAGATCTACATTATTTATATCTTCCTCTTTGTTTATTAATTTCATTATGAAATATGTCTTTTTAGCTATGTATATATATTAAATTTAATTTCTGATGTTTTATAAATCATTTGATTCATTTAATATTTCATTTAGTATTTTTGATAATTTATCATATCTTTCCTGATTAATCTTTTCCTCTTCAAATAAAATATTGTATATTTCTGGATTCATTATAATGTAATTGGCTTTTTTTGATTGATCCGATTTTCGACCAACCAAAATATTATTCTTATCAGAATATGGATCTATATAAATGGGTATACCATTTATTGAACTACCTTGTGATATTTCATTTGATGCTTTGTTAATTCTATTAACTAAATTCTTTGTTAAATCTTCCATCTACTATATTTTTTTTAAGTATTGTGGTTTGTAAAACAACAGTTTCACCATCTTTATTCACAGTAACATAGTATTATTTGAATCATCACAAACATTTTTATAATCATAAATCAATTTACCATTTAAAAAGAATTCACAAATTTTATCCAATCCCTTTTTTATTTCTTCACGAAATTCTTCTGTATTATTTTCAAAATTGTAATTCATTAAAAAATTTTAATGTTTTTAAAATATTTTCTTCCATAATCATTTTTATTATTTTTTATATTATTTCAAAACTGGATACACCATTTTTATCCTTATTAACATCAATAATCATATCAGCCATAATTTCATTATCATGTTCGATAATAACTATTTTATTTATTTTTTCCTTTATTGTATTAAGTAATTCAACGAATTTTATAACACTATCACCAACTAAACGATTGATAACTTCATCCAAAAATATAAAATTTGGTTTCGATTTAAAATTGATAGTTCTCAAAACAGTTTTTAAAACAATAGCGGCGAAAGTTCTTTCCATTCCAGAACTTTCAATTGCGTTGATAACACCCGGTAATCCATTATGTTCAAGTTTATAATTCAAATCTTCATCAAAGAACATATTGAAATTGGTATTTGATAACAATGTAGATAATTCACCATTGAGAAGATCTGCATTCTTTTTCAACAAATATGTTGGTAATCCGGTTCTACTCATTATGGTTATATATGTACCCCATAATTGTTCTCTACGAAGTTGTTCTTCATATTTTTTCATTCTTTCCTTTAAATCACTAATAGTTTTCTTATGAAGAGTAATAGAGTTATTTATAACAATTTTCTGATTAATAAATTCATTTTTATTATCATTTAATTGTTTCATAATTACTTTCGATTGTTCGATTTTATTATTTGTATCCTTATTTTCTTCTATCTTTTTAAGATTTTTATTATATTCTTTTATTAATGACTCATTCTTTAAAATGATTTTTTCTAAATCATTGTTAGTAGATGATAAATTATTCATCTTTATAATGTAATCCTTTCTCTTTTCAATTCCCTTTTTGGTTACATTCTTTTCGACTATAATTTTTTCTAGTTCATCAATATCCTTTTTAAGTTTCTTTACAAGATTCGTATTACTATCAATATTCTTTTGTAATTCCTTATTTTCCTTTTCTGCTTTATCTTTATTTTTAGTAATGGTATCTATTTCATCTTTTATTTCGAATATATCGAAATTTGATATTTGTTCTTCTATCTTTTTTATTTGTTCATTGATACTCTTAATGTTTTCCAACACCAATTTAATTTCAATTGATTCATTGATATTTTTCTTTGAATTATTCAAAGTTTCAATTTCTGATTGTATTTCCTTTTTCCTAGCCAACTTTGGTTTAGCTTCATCAGAAACAATTTTTAATTCCATTTGTTTTTCCAATATCAATTTACCTAGATGATTTTCATCACAATTTGACATAGACTGACCACAGGTTGGACAATTTGATTTTTCACCATCACGTGCCGATTCATAAGATTTCAACTCACTGGTAAACTTTATACCATTCTGTTTTAGTTGTATTAGTTCATTATCTAATTTACCAATTTCATTATATAACTTGGTAATTGTTTTATCTAAATCTCTTTCCTTTTCGTTAGTAATTCTAGAAATTTTGTTTTTATCATTATTAATAGAATTGTTTAATTCATCAATTTGATTTTTCTTACGATTAATTGCCTTCTTCTTTGACATTTCAATTTCAGTATCGACATTTTCAATTTTGAAATTGTTTTCATCCATTTTTCTTTCCCATTCAACTATTTCTAATTCTTTTTTATGGGAATCTTTTTCAAATTTTGATTTATTTTCTATTTCATCATTGAATTTTCTATAATCGAATTCACTGGGTAAACCATCTATAATTTCTTTATATTCTGTTATAGTTGATTGATTTTCAGATACTTTATTAGTATCTGTTTCGATATCATATGTTACCTTATCAAGATTTAAGTTCATAATATCATCATCAATTTTATGAACTTTGAGAGTGAGTTTTTCTTGAACAGCTAAACCCTTTGATATTTTTTCATCAATATCTATGATAGAATTATTTGTTTCACTTTCTTCAATTATTAATCCGTTTATCTTTTCTTGATTTTCATTTATTGTTTCTTCAACAGAAAGTGGATTAAGGACAATTTTTTCAAAATTTTGTTCCTTTTTATAATCTTTGAATTCTTCTAATTTCAATTCAAAAATTTCATAACCAGCATCTTTAATAATACTATCAATAAATTCTGAACGTATCATTGACAACAGTTGATTTAAATTATCACCATTTGTTAAAGCCAAACGAATGAAGTCTTTAAAATCACCTAAAACATCAGAAATCATCTTTTGTGTTTTTGTTCCTCTTTCACCGGTCATTTTATTTTCTTCGACCATTTCTTCACCATAGTAATAATCAACTATTGTTGGACAACTTGTAATTTCACCATGTTTATTTAATTCTCTATCTGTTCTTCTGTAAATGACAAATTTTTCACCATTTATATCCAGAATAACACCAGCATCACAATAATTTAGATCCCTTTTGTTGTTTATATAACGATTATCACCATGTTTAGGTTTACCACCCATTGTTGCTATTGTCTTTCCATATAGAACATAACAAATAGCATCCAAGATGGTAGTTTTACCGAATTGATTTATTCCATTTATTTGAATTATTCCATCGGTTCTCAAATCCAATACATTATCATCACCATATGATTTAAAGTTGTTGAACCAAACTTTGTCAATATCCCATACGATGTTTACAACATCAGATTTTTCTAATCTATCATATATAGTATCATCAATTTCAATAATTTGTTTTATGAAATCTTCATCATATTCATTGTTTTTTAAATATTCTCTGATAACATCTTGTTGTACTTGTTTATCATTAATATTTATTACTTCAGATATAAGTTTTGAATCTTCTATTTTTGTATGGAATGGAAATTTTTGGAAACGAATATCATCAACTTTGTATTTTTCTTTTAAATGTCTTTTTATTTTCAATTCGTTTTCACGATTAACATTCGCAGCATAATCTGACCATATTACTCTAAATTTGTTGTGGTCAACAACATATTTAGACGATAATTGTAGATTATCATAATCATCTGGTGATTTGAGTTCAAAATTAACTAAAGCATAATTATTTTTTAATTCAATGAATTCGAATGATTTGTTCGGTATATCCCATAGTGTATAACCATGACCTTCTGGTGACTCACCGAAATTCTGTTGAATCATTGATGATGTGTAAGCTTTAGTACCTTTCATGAAACTTTGATGTAAATGAATATCACTTAACATTGAAATATCACCTTTAAGGTCTTTTATATCTGGTACATTCTTTTTCTTAAAACCATAACCATTACATAACATTACATTCTGTACTGGATTATGATAAAGGTCAATATATGTAAATTTTGGATCCCTTTTTATTGGAAATACTTTCCAAGGATTTATTTTATCCAAATAATCCCACACAACCCAAATCACGTTTTCATCTTCATAAAAACCTGACTTTTTATAATAGATGATGTTTGGATTATTTAAAAGTGTAACTGCTGTTTCAATCGTATCGATACGATTACGATTTTTCTTACGAACATCATGATTCCCTTTTATAATAATTACTTTTGATATAGTGGATAGGTTGGTTAAGAATTCACCAACTAGGATTAATGGTTCTCCCTCTATGTCAATATAGTCGTTATAAACATCCCCGGTTATAACTATTCTATCGGGTTTTTGTTCTTTTAATTTTTGATAAAATTTATCAAAGACTTCTCTATATTCTATATGTCTTTCGAGTTTTTTCGGTATGTGGATGTCACCGCAATTAGCTACTTTGTTTATCATTCATAGGCAATTATTTTTTAAAGTGTTCTTTAATAACTGTTTCAATAAATTTAGATTTTTTAATTTTTTTTTCTTTACAGTATTTTTCAACCATTTTTAAAATATCTGGATGTAATGAAATACTAATATTATCTTTCTTTTCTTTTTCCATGTTTCCTTATATTATGAAAATTTTCATAAGTTTTTTAAAAATAATAGTAAAAAATACTATTTTGACCCTAATTTATTTAATATATAAATAGAAAAACATATGAAGAAAGTTTATGATAATATTAAAAGAAAAAAATTATCAATGACAATTGATCCTGAAATTATTAATATCATTGATGAAAAAACATCTAATAGATCAGCATTAATAAATTGGATATTGAAGGAATATTTTAATTCTATTGGTGAAAATGTATCAAAAATAAAATTATAATAATGGGTAAAACAAGTAAGAAATCAATTTATGAATTTATAGAATTAAGTAAAAAAATTCATGGTGATGAGTATGATTATTCATTAGTAAATTATCAAGGTGCAAAAATAAAAGTAAAAATAATTTGTAAAAAACATGGTATATTTGAAACAACACCATACTCACATTATGGATTAAAATCTAAATGTCCAAAATGTCAAATAGATAAAAGAATTTTAGATACTAATAAATTTATTGAAGAATGTAAAAAGGTACATGGTGATGAATATGATTATTCATTATCTAATTATAAATGTTGGACCGAAAAAACAAAAATAATATGCAAGAAACATGGTATTTTTAAACAAAGTCCAAACTCACATATTTCTAATAAACAGGGGTGTCCAAAATGTAGATTAATCAAATTGAAAAATAGGTTATCTGATTTGAAATTATCACAAGATGAATTTATAGAAAAATGTAAATTGATTCATGGTGATAAATATGATTATTCTTTGGTTGATTATAAATTGGTTATCAATAAAGTGAAAATTATTTGTCCGAAACATGGTATTTTTGAACAAATGGCCGGTTGTCATTATATTCAAAAACAAGGATGTCCAAAATGTAAATCATCTAAAGGTGAAACAAAAATAGAACAATTTTTGATAAAAAATTTCATTAGATATGAAAGACAAAAAAAGTTCAAAGATTGTAAAAATAAAAGATATTTACCTTTTGATTTTTATTTATCTGAATTGAATACATGTATTGAATACAACGGAAAACAACATTATATAGAAACAGAATATTGGAATCATAATAAATTAGAAAAAACTATGGAACATGATTCAATTAAAAAAAAATATTGTAATGAAAATAATATTAGATTATTGATAATAAAATATACGGATTATAAAAATATTGATAAAATATTATCTGACATTTAGTTTGTTTAAAAATAAAAAGGTGATTGAAATTCAACCACCCTTTTACAACAATTTAAAACTAAAAATGAAAAATCAGACTCCATAAATTATAAATTTTTAATCATTATATAACATTCAAATATGTGTACGTTTTCGGTATACACAACCGAAACAGGAATAGTATCAACCCTCTGTTCACCCATAATTTTAGTAAACCTGATGAATTTTGGTTCGGATTGACATTGTTTTATATCGTAATCTGGATATATTACCTTTAATTTGGTAATTATGTCTGAAATTTCTTCTGATGTGAATTTTCTTGAAATCATATTACTTTACTTTTTATTTGATTACACATTAGTTGATATTTAAAGAGTAAACCAAATATCAGTTTCAAAATCTCTGTCTAAAAGTTCTTCAAATCTTCCGTTCTTTTTCTCTGTTTCCATCAATTTCATTAACTTATTTATTTTTTCAAAGATAATGTCAATATCTGGATCATCCATAAAATGATGATAAACGGTATTTTCATTAATAGTAAAAGTATCATCTTTTTCTGCGTAAATATTATAAATCAAAAAACTTACTTTTTCTACTAAAGGTTTATTTAATAAATCTGTCATATTGTTGAATTTTATAATACAAAGATACGGCTATATTATGATATAAAAAAATTTTATACATTGAAATAACTATCGTCTATATTTATCATTTTATAGTATCTATAATCTTGTAAAGTTGAATAATTATGAATTGTAATAACATAAGAATGGTATGGTATCTTTCTTCCATACTTTATAAAATAACCATCTATTAAAGCATTTGGATCTATTTCAATAATTATATAAAATTTATTTTCCAAAAGATTTAAAACATAACAACCTTTTTTATCGATTTCTTTGAATTTTGACGGTATAATTTGTTTAATTGTTTTTTCCATCATACTATTAAATTCCGAAATACTTTTCAAATGAGTTCTTTCTTTAATTTTATTATAAATACTATGATCCGGTCGATCATTATAGTCAAATCTTAATTCTTCCACATATCCACCACCTGTGGGTATATAAATTTTTGTAATTAATTTTTCATCAAAAAATTTTTCGGGGGATTGAACGTAAGAATTTGGAGATGTTAAATCTCTAAGTTGGAATTCAAATAATTTAAAATCTGTTATCATACATACCTATATATTGTTTTCAGAATTTAATATATAAGAAAAAACAACCCTAAAAAGAATGGAAAAATTTAGTGAAGTTGCAAATGAATCATACATTCAAAAATATGACACAACAGGTAGTATTACCGTCAATTTCGAATTTAGGAATAGTGAATGTAATTCACCTACTATTTTAAAAGATTATGTAATGTCAATATTGGAACAACACTTAAATAAAAGTGGACAAACATATGAATTATTTTTAGATAACGAAAGTCTTAAAATAAATATATCAAAAAGTAAAAGATAACTAAATGATTAAAAATTTTAGGGACTGGTTAATGGAAAGTAGTGGTGATATTTTTAAACCAAAAAGGGGTGTACCTATTACTTTTGATGCTCAGAAATATCCGGAATTAGCAAATGAATTCTTCGGACTTATTTCCACCGCTTATCATGAAATTGGTGGTCATTCTAAAATTAAAGAACCAAAAGATATTTTTTCAGATCCAGATTGGACTTTTTGGGAAGGTATAGATATACACGGAACAGAAGATTTTGACATCATTATGTTTGGTCAAAAAACAAGATATGGTATAAAATTTTCTGGTTTGGGTCATGATGGTGAAAAAGATTCAAAATCTACTTTTTTCAATAGATATGGTGAACAATTAAAAACATTGGGTTTTTACGCTGAAACATCAGGTAAAGTGGCTGAAATTTTACTTCGTAAATATAATTGTCCAGAAGTTAATAATAAAGAAGATGTGGAAAAGGTTTTAGGGAAAACAGTTGATTGGAAAGGGAAAAATCCTTATGATGACAATGCCGCTGGTAATTCTTGGTATGTAAGAATGATAGCTGGTAAACCTCATATAAAAATACTTATTGGTGAACCAAAGAATATATGATAACAAAATTTGATACATTTTTAAATGAAACGAATATAACCGATGTTGTATATCATAGAACATACATCGGTTCCCTATATAATATTCTTAAAACAGGGAAAATATTATTAAGTACTTCAATGGGGACGGGTGCTGATATGTATAGTAAAAAACCATATTTTTTATCATTAGGTAGAACCAAAAATCTTAAATTGGGATATTCAAAAAATTCTAATGTTACTATTGAATTTGATGGTAAAGCATTGAAAACGAAATATAAAGGGAAATCAATAGATTATTGGCAATGGGATTTTAGTAAAGATGAAAAAGAAAAGGGTCCGGGTTATTCTTCAAAAAGAAGAACTGAATCAGATGAATATGAAGATAGAATTTTTAGTAATGATCCATATATGTCAAATTTAGATAAATATATTAAATGGATTGATATTATGATTCCAGATGTAGATAAAGATAAATGGAATGAATCATATAATAATACTTTGAAAGTACATGTCGTTGAAATGAAAAAAATTAATTCTCCATTACTTAAAAAAGTTAGAATATTTGAATCAGTAAAAGATTTTAATTTGGGTAAAAAATGGATATCAATTTTTGATTATAATCCATCTTATGAACCAGATAAAGATTTTGGTAATGATACATATTTTGAACAATTAGATTTTCGTTTATTGAATAGAGTTATAACCGTATTATTAATGGGTGATAAAGTAAATGATAAAGAATATTTGAGAAAAGAGATTCAAAAATATTATGATAAATTTATAAAACTAGGTGCGGAAAAATTAAAAAATATTACAGAAGATGAAATAAATTCATTAATATGGAGTATTCAACAAAAATCAGAGTGGGATGATAGAGAATTTGTTTATGTTTTTAATTCAGATATACATGGACTTGGTAAATCATCAAGAAAATCCGAAATAAATTATGAAATTTTGAAACTTCTTTCTGATGAAATGATTAAATATAAAGTAACCAATATTAAGGATTTAATTGATGTTAAAATGGGGAAAGGTAAAAAATCCGATACAAAAACAATAGATTATTCCAAAATATACGGATTTGTTTATAAAAGATATGATGATAGATATGAATTGGTTGATAATAATTCACAAAATACATATTTTTTAAAGTGGACACATTTAAAAAAGGATGATTTAGATAAAATCTATGATTTAGCTTATAAAGATGGATATGGATATGATGTAAGAATTAAAAATATAATTAATTTCATTTTTAATACTTACAATGAAAGTAAAGCCAAGGATATTTTATCAAAGATTGTCGATACTGAATATAAATTAATTGATTTAAGAGATAAATTAGTTTATAAAGAAATAACTGAAAAAGATTATATTGCTGATGATATTGGTCATAGAAGTTGTTGGATGTATGTAGATAATGGTAATTGGGTTTTGTTTATACAAAATAATGTATCTGAAGAAAAATTTAAAGAAATTTATCCAAAAGTGAGAAAATTAACTGAAGATAAAGAAGTAAAGATTAGATTTATATGGGCTATCACAGAAAGATTATTAGGTGAAGAAAAAACACTCAATTTCTTTGATGAAAATAATTTAATCCCTTTGATGGATGATAATCATTTGAAGAATGATAAATACGGAAAAAGATATCTTATTAACATAGGTGAGAAAAAAGAGAAAGAAGTATATGCTTAACGAAAATGTTATACCAGATAAAAATAGGAAAGTATTATTCGTTGATGAACATGGTAAAAATATAGTCTATGAATATGATGATTATAGAATTGCTGTTAATAATCCAAAAGACGCTGAATATATTACACTATGGTATAAGGAAAAAGAAAATAAATGGAAAAAATGTGGATATTTACAAACATCTACAATAAATAATAGTGGAAAGAAATTTTTAAAAATAGATATTATTCACATCGATCCATCACATAGAGGAAAAGGATATGGTAATAAATTATATCAAGCTTTAATTGATTTTTCCAATGAAGATATTAGTGGTATTTATTCTTATTTACCAAACAGATCAAATCATAAACAAGTTCCAAAAATATATAAAAAATATGGTGCAAAAACTGTTGATGGTGATCATCAATTTATATATTTTAAAGAAAACAAAATGATAACTGAATTTAAATTGTTTGAATCTACTTTAATCAACGAATCTTCATTTTATGATGGTTCATCTAATATTTTAAATAATGAATTCATGAAAAAATTTAAAAAAGAAGATTGTGTTGATAATTATTTAGATGATTATATTGAAAGAAATAATTTAAACGATGATGATAGGGATGAAATTGAAAAAAGTGAAGAATTTGAGGAATATTTAAAAGATATTCTAAAAGAAAATTTCGATGAATTTTATAATAATCTATATTTCGAAAAAAATGGTAAAATAGCAATTTATAGAGCAATGACTGTTGATGATAATTGGTTGAATCATCTAAAAACACAAGGTAAGAGATTGGGAATATATTGGAGTTGGGAATATGGTTCAGCGGAAACACATTGGGGGGATTATGATAAAAAGAACATAGTAAGAATAGAATCAGAAGTGAATGAAAACCATGTCAACTGGGATGATACAATTTATCAAAATATACACCCCAATTACTCAGAAGAAAAAGAAATTCGTTTATTTAAAAATACTCCATTAACAATAATATCAATAGAAATAAATGATCAAAATATAGATATATCAGATATTAAAAATAAAGTGTTTTACGCATAATGATAACCGAATATAAAATATTTGAAGCTAAACAAGTTGGTATCCTATATCATTGGACAAACTTTTATTCATTGGGAAAAATTTTAGAACAAGATAGAATGTGGTCAGCTATGGGTTATATTTCTTTTTCTAGAAACAAAAGATTGAATTATGCTAATAGAACAATACTTATTATTTTCGATGGTAATAAAATGAGTGATAAATTTAAATTCGAACCCTTTTTATATAGTCAATATTATAAAAAAGAAGCCGAAGAAAGAATTGAATGTAATTTTAAATCAGAAAAAGATAGTTTGGATGATTGTATTTTCGGTATCAAGAAATATATAATAGGAATTCAAATTGTAAATTACGATAGACTAGTTCAAGAAGAACATGAAGGTAGAAAATATATTTTTGATAAAATAAAAAAATTAAATAAATTAATACCCAATATAAAAATAGAAATAATAAAATGATAACTAAACTTAAAATATTTGAAGATACACAAACACAAAAGTTTGAAATCCCAGAACAAATCAGGAAATATTATGTCATTGAAGGTGATATGTCTAATACAAAGAATTGGAGATCAACTAAATATTTCAATAAATTTACTTTATATGATCAATACAAAGAAAGTGCATTGGGGATTAGATATGTACTAATATCTTTGGATTCAAATCATATCATACCAATAAACATGAATGATGAACATCGTAGAGGATATGAAGTTTTATATGATGTATTTTATGACAAATATAAAGTACCAAGAGAAAAATACATTTCAGTTTGCACTTGGGGTAATCATTATATTTATGAAATGGAAAGTGAAAAGGAACGTGAAGAACAAGTATTATCAATTAAAAAATTTCTTGAATATGGTGGAAATCCAAAATTACAATTAAATTGTGATGGTGGAAAGGAATCTGGTTATAAAAAGTATTTGATGACAGCTGAACAATTTGTATTAACAGATGGTCGTTATGAAACATATAAGAAAAAATTAGTAGGTGGTCCAGAAATATCAATGGTTGGAAAAGGATTTATCGAACTTCTTAAAGAATTTAATAGACTATGGTTGAAATATATTGATATTAAAGATAATGTTGGTAGGACCGAATATGTTGAAAAAGAGATAAATGAAGTTATAGATACATTTCAAACTTTCTTATTTACAAATCATTATACTTATAAATTGGTTGAAGATGTTTTATATCCATTTTTTAATAAATTATCAAAAGCTGAAAATAATATAGAGGAAATTGGAAGAATAATGTTATCACATAATGGTATCAAAAATACTGTCCATATTTTATTAAAAGATCCAAAGAATCAAGAATGTAAAGATTTCTTCTGGAATGTTAAAAAAGCTAGAATGGAATTTGATAGATTATCATCCATGTAATTTTTTTATTTTCATAATATTTCATACCTTTACTTTATGAGTGAAAAGATTAATCTTAAAATAATTCCGTTATTGACTTATTTTAATAGGAATTTAGTTGAAAAAGATATAGAATATATTTATCTTTTTACTGATAATTCCGGAAGAACATCTGGTAAAATTCCCATTCAAGATGGTTGGTATAAAAATAAATATGGGAAAAATAAAATATTGAAACATCCTACAATGACACAAGCGGTTATTAGAGGTTTGGAAAATTCTTATCCAATAACAACTACGGTTGATGATAAACGAACCCAGTGGAAAGATTCTATGTTTGATGAATATAAATCAATTATAGATGATGAAATCAATCAAATTATAAATGTTCTAAAGACTGGTAAATATAAAGGTATTAAATATTCATCATTGATGCCTTTCGGGAAAGGGAAAATATCTAATATGAAAGAAACTTCTCCTTTATGTTGGAATTATTTGAATACTAAACTGATAAAAATCAAAATAGATAATTATGAATGAATTACCAGTAAAATTTACAGATGAATATTTAAAAGATGAATTCAATTCGTCTTATCGTGGATATGATTATGATTATGAAATAGATTCCAATTCACATTTTGATAAAAGATATGTTGAACATTTTTTCCAATTAAACGATTGGTTAAAACTTTCATTCAGATATTATACTAAAAGTAAAACAGTATCAAACATTTATATCATGGATGATGAATCAGATGATACTTGGGTAAAATTTTATAAGTTTAAGATACTCAATGACTTAATAAGTGAATTTGATATTGAAAAAAATAGATTTAATTGGAATTTTAATTTTGAAAATTACGAAATATGAAAATATTAGAAAAAGAAAATTTATACAAAGGTTATTTTGAAGTTAATAGACTTCATATAGAAAACAAAGGTAAAACATACACAAGGGATTGGTTGGAAGGTAAGGATGCTGTTGCCGCATTAGTTTATAATACAGAAACACATAAATATATTTTTGTGAAACAGTTCAGACCCGGTCCCCGAAAGGATGTAATTGAATTGGTTGCGGGACTACTTGATGATAACGGTTTAACACCAATGGAAACAATGGTTAAAGAGATTGGTGAAGAAATTGGTTATGAAGTGGATCATTTAGTTGATATATGTGATCCATTTTATACAACACCCGGTAAAACAAATGAAAAGATACATTTGTTCTTTGCTTCTGTTTCTAAAAAAATATCTAATGGTGGTGGTGTAGAAACTGAAAATGAAGATATTGAAGTAATTGAAGTTGAAAAAAGTGATATTCAAAATATTGGTATTGAAGATGGTAAAACCCTTTTGGCTTTAGCTTTATATAATATAAAATCTCGAATATAATGGAAAATAAATTTAACGAAAGTAAAAAAATTGTTCTGGTTTTTGATCAGGATAATAATTTTGATTCTGTTTCAGAAAAACATGGAAAAACAGATGCTGATGTGATTAAAAATGTCAGATGGTTTATAGGTTGTGCACTTCAATCCATAGAGGATTCTTATGAAACGGGTTCACCTAGATTAATAGAAATGGATAAATTGTATTCTAATTTAATGAATCAATTGGAAAGTCAATTAACAAAAGATGAAATTGAAAATATTTTGAATACATGACATTAGAAGAATTAAATAAACTTATTGACATTGAATTACAATGGTTATATTATTATAGTACAAGAGAATCAAAAGAGAAATTAAATATTAACTCTAACATTTACAATGATTTGGTATCAATCGGATATACAAAAAGACCGATGAAATTAGATTTTAGATGTTGTCCGTGTATAATAACATCAGATGAAATAATAACTGAAAATTTTGATATATCCAAATTAAAAAAAGATTCGAATTTAAGGGGTGATAATAGATATTCACCAATAGAAGCATTTATAATAATATTTCCAAATAATAAAATGGATATTTTAGAAAAATTGAAAAGGTAGAATTGGTTTTTAATATATAGAAGAAATTAAACTTCTATATGAAAAAATTCAAACACTTACTTACATTTAATCTTTTCGAAACAGCAGACTATACCAATGATAGATATCCAGTTGATATGGTGACACAAGACATCACCCAATATGACAGATCAACAAAGGATGGTAAAGAAAAAGAAAACAATTTTCAACTAGTTCAAAATGCTTTTCAAGAAAAGATTTTACCATTATTGAAGAAGGTAAGTGATAATTATGAATTAGAAGATGCTGTTAAAGTAGCTGATAAATTTTTTGGAAAAACAAAAACTATCAAATCTACAATTGATAAAAATAATGGTGATATTCAAAAGACTGTAGATGAACTTATATCAAAACATGGTGATATTCTTGTACAGAATTATATTAAACCATTGGACCGTTTAAATAACCCCGGAAAAGCGGTGAATCAAAACAATGGTGAAGATTTCCAACCAGAATAATCATGAATAAAAATGTTAACATATATGCTTTGTATGATCCAATATCAGACACACCAAAATATATTGGGAAAACTATAAATAGTTTAGAATTCAGATTAAGAAAACATATAGAAGTATCTATTAGAAATAGGAAAACAATAAAAGATTGTTGGATTGTTTCTTTGATTAATAAGGGATTAAAACCAAAAATAGAAATAATAGATATTGTACCACAAGATAAATGGCAATTTTGGGAAAAACATTATATTTGTCTATATAAATCTTGGGGATTTAAATTAAAAAATGGAACGGAAGGTGGTGACGGAACTGGAAAATCATATAGACATACACAAGAAACATTAAATAAAATATTGTTAAAAACAAGTGGTGATAATCATTGGATGAAAAAGGGACTAACTATTAAATTTTTACAACATTTAGAAAATTTACATAAAAAAACAAAAGGGTGTCATAGTAATAAAAAAGATAAAACATTTAATGAAATGTATGGGCGTGAAAAATCATCGAAAATTAAAAAGTTATTATATAAACCCATATTGCAATTTACTATAGATGGAATATTTATTAAAGAGTGGGACTGTGCAAAAACAGTTGAAATAGAATTGAATATTAAAAGATCAAATATTTGTCATGTTTTAAAGGGTAATCGAAAACAATCCGGTGGATTTATTTGGAAATATAAAAACTAAAACCATTTTCATTATTTACTCTATAATAAATGTAATTAATTTGAAAATTAAAATATGAAAAAAATTAAATTATTATTAATATTCTTATTTATTCCTTTCATTCTTTTATCACAACAAACAAAAGGTGGATTTTTTGATAGTAGGGATAATAACAATTATAAATGGGTCAAGATTGGTGAACAAATTTGGATGTCTGAAAATTTAAAATACAAAACAGATAAAGGTTCACAATATTTTAGTTCAGATTCTACACGTGGTTTATTGTATAATTATGAATCTTTATTAAATGGTATGAAACCAGATTCTAATTTTCAAGGGGTCTGTCCTAATGGTTGGCATGTACCAACAGTTGATGAGTGGGGTAAATTGTTTCTAACAGTTGGTAGAAGTTTTTGTGGACAAAAGTTGAAGTCACAAAAATTTAAAGGTGGTGATGATAGTTATGGTTTCAATATTTTACCAAATGGAAAATTTTATACTGAAACATTAACAAGAAATAAAGTTACCGAATTTGAGAATAAAGATACCCATGCATATTTTTGGTCATGTACAGAAAGAGATCAATATACTACTTGGGGATTTTTCTTTTATTCAGAAGTATCAACAGTAGGAAAAATTGATGTTGATAAAACATCAGGATTGAGTGTTCGTTGTATTAAAAATAAGTGAGATTAGATTAAACTTATAATCGTTTTTGATATACAAAACATATCTAAAAAATAAGTTACTATGAATGGAATTGCTATTATCAAAAGAAGAAACATTATACTTGGTTAATCGTCTTAACGATTTTTACGGTGATATAAACTCAATCCAAGATTATTTCATAAAAAGAAAAAAAGAAAAAGTAAGGGGAATAGATCCAAATAAATATAAAGACTATATTTTTGATGACTACTCAATGCAACCAAAAGATATGTCTTTTTCTTGCCAAATATTGGATGGTGATTTCTTTCAAGAATTTTGTCAAGTTATCACATCACTTCCATTAGAATCTCAAATTGGTCGAAGAATAAATGTTGGTATTAAAGAAAATCATACAGGTAAGTATGTAGCTTTGGTTCGTATTTCTTCTCCAGTATTAAATGTAAAACCTAGAAATGAAATATTCGGTAGGACACTTCGTAATACCGATGTGAATGATTATATGATGAATGGATCAATAATCGTTCCTGTGCAACCATTTGGGTATAATTACTTAGGTGGTAAGTTAGGTGCACTATTTTGTGTGTCAAATGAATCAGTTGATTTGATTCATCAAAAATATTCAAAGAAATATTGTTTCTTTGAAACTACATCTCTTTATGGTAATATTAAAAGTTCCAGTCAATATGATGGTTTGGAACCAATGATTAAATATCATGGTCTAACAAATTCTGATTTGTTCCTAACACCAAATAAAGATGTATATTTTGAAGTTAGAGATGTCGTAAGAAAATATTACGGTAAACCGGAGTGGGGTAATTCATTAGTAGATCCTATCCCATCAGGTCCAAAAATGAGGGAACTTACAAAAATGATTAGTATCCTTACCAATCATTTAAAAGAATATGATCCTGAAAAACATAAGGAATTTGTAACCTTTCAGAAAGAAAAAATGAAAGCTAAAACACAAAAAAGATATTACTATTCCACTTTTGGTCACAAGAAAGAAAATATTATACAACATATAACTAGTGGTGGTTCAGTACCTTTGGTTAGAGATGAACCAGAAAGATACGACTTTCATAATTTAATTGAATGGTGGAAAGTTAAAGCTCAGAAGAGATACGAAAAATTAGAGTTTCTTGGTGATATTAGAAAAGATATTGAAATCTACACCGAAGAAAAACTAAATAAGAAATTGGAAGAATTACATGGTGATATGATTAGATAAGTGAATCTGTATTATATCCATCCACAAAAGCCCAATATGCTATGTCATAAAAATCGGATTGGATATTATCATTCACTTTTTCTCTACCATATTCAATTGATCTCTTCCATAAAAGATCATCATCATAATCGGATAAACATTTTTGTAAGAAACCCGCGTAATAAGAATCTCTTAATAACGTTGATATATTTTCATCAGAAAATTCAACACCTTTATCTTTATATAGTTGTGAAATTCTTTTGGAAAAATCGACAACTCTGTGTTTGATATAATTTGAAAGAGGTTTCATAAGATATTATAATTTTTCAAATAATTATCAAAATCTTGAACATTTATTTTTCTACTTTTTGTCAATCCACTTGCAATCACACCAAAAATATGTACATATTTGGTTGTTATTGTGGTTATTTCGAAATAATTAAAAACCATAGGTTGATTACTACCAACACCCATTTGGTTTAATCTTTTGTATTTTTGACCAACAAAATATTTCATAGTTTTGAATTATAAAACGAAATTACAATTTTTATTTGAATTAAAAAAATCGTATATTTGGTTAAAACAAATAGTATAATGTAAATATATAATATAAACGGGGTGAAACTCAACATTGTATCATCAGAATAAAGATATTGGAATATTGGCTTGGAAGCAGCCATCTATCTAAGGAGTGCGTAACTGCTCACCAATATTGGATGACAATCAGGAGTACACTTGAAAAAGTGGGTGGCTCGTAACCTCTTCACTCCACTAAAGATTAAACTTTTCGATATATTCTTATTACAAGAAAAAAACACATTTGATATGAAATATACATTATACACTTTGATTTACATTATAAAGGATTGGAATCTTTCAATGGAAGAATTTAAACCCATTGGAAAATTTTTATTTTGGGTTCCAAATTTCTTAAATAATATTCTAAGAGTGTTATTTAGAACAACCTTATTTCCTTTAATTTGGTTGTGGTTTTATATCTATGAAAAACACAATAAATTAATTTTAAGATTTTTTGTTTATTGGAAAGAATCTATTCAATTTTTTATAAAGAAAACTTATTGGGAGACCAATGAATAGGAATATATAAAAAAAAGTATAGAAAACAAGACCTATCATAAAAAGAAACATCATCCAAAATAGAAACAATATGTTTTTCATAAGTGTTTTATTTTCTATATATTAAAAACTATTGTTAATATGGATTTAAATAAAGATTATTATAAAATACTTGGAATTACAGATAAAAATTGTGTATCTGATAATATAAAATCCACTTATCGTAAACTAGCGAAAACACATCATCCAGATAAACAGGCAAATAAAGATGATACTATTTTCAAATCCATAACAGAAGCTTATGAAGTCCTTGGTGATGAAACATCAAGAAAACAATATGATACCACAAGTAGGTTTGGAAATAGTTATAATCCGATGGCTGGTAATCCATTTAGTTTTTTTGGTAACTTCGGAAACTTTGCTGATATAAACTTTGCGGAACAAGCTGGAACTTGGGGTGACTTCATTACAAATATTCATGAATTTGGAAGAAGAGAAGAATTTCACGAAAATCTTAATATTGGGTTTCTTTTGAATGTTTCTTTGAAAGATATTTATAACAATGAACAAATAAAGATAAAGTTTACAAGAAATGTTAAATGTGATACATGTGATTGGACAGGATTCGATTTAACTGGTCCATCATATGAATGTGAAGCTTGTGATGGTAAAGGCCATTACAGAGGTAGGACATGTGAATATTGTAGGGGTACGGGGATAATACATACTGGTGTATGTGGTAATTGTTCCGGTGATAAAGTTGTGAAGAAAGAAGAAGAATTTGTTTTATCTAATGCATATACCATAACGGGTAGTTTTCAGAAACCGTTAAGAAATTATGGACATCAATCCAAACATTACAGAAATAAAGTGGGAAGTTTGGTTGTTGATATTGCATATAATCATGATAATAGATACCAAATTGTAAATAAAGATTTGATTTACAAGGTGGATTTACATTATCAGCTCGCTATTGATGGTTATGATTTGGAATATGAACATTTGGATGGGAAAAAGTATAAGATTAAAATCCCAGAAAAAACCAAAGATGGTGATATGTTAAAGATTGATGGTAAGGGGCTTATGATTGATGAATCTTCAAAAAGGGGTGACTTGTTATTTAAAATTAACATCATAATCGATTATTCTTTGTTACCTTGATTTTTTTATGATGGTAAATGTCTGTATATTTGTTGTTGAAAAATATTTTAAGTGTGGAAAATATCAAAACCAAATTAGTAATCTTAATTTTAAAAATCTTTATCTTTATTCATACAGAATTATTTTGGTTTTTCCTTCATGGTTTTTGTATTATAGGTGCAGGTACATTAATTTTGTTTCTAACAGGTTTAAAAACGTATTTAATCGTTGGGATAATTTTATTTCCAATATATCATTATTACTATTATAAATATATTGTAAATGATGACCAATGGAAAGAAACTGGTAATTGGTTTAGAAAACAGTTGAAAGAAATAAATTAAGCTTGTTTAGCTTTAACTATAGCACCAACTAACATAAGTATAACGCCAGCCCCAAAAGCGGCACCTTCAGCACCACCCATTTTATCCAGAACTTCTTGACTAATATTAACCGCATTAGATTGTATTAGTATAGTTTGAATAAAATATCCAAGAGCTCCAACTACAGCAACTGCATCACCGATTCCGGATATAACTTTACCCGCAGATCCTGTAATACTTGATTTTAATTTATTCCAATCTATTGATTCACCAACTGGTGTTGGGTTAACTGTAGGTGTATTTGTTGTTGCTGTTCCAGAAGATAATGATTTTGATGTTTCTATAACATCTTGAACAGTCTTACAATTTTTAAACGGTTCTAATTTTTTAACCAATTTATCTTTTATATTTGAATTTTTATTTAACCAATTCATTATACCTTGTAAATTGGATTGGAAATTCTTTTTAAGTTCTTCGAAGTTAAATCCTTCATTTATAATGTAATTTTCGTTTACAAACAATTCGTAATTTTTCAAATGTTTCATATCTAAATTGGGTTTATTTTTATTGTATATATTTAATTTAAAAACTCATTTTTTTTAATCAATGAATTTAATATATAAAGAAAAAGATTTTTTGTAAAATGGAAAAATTCTCAAAGGTGAAATCAGAAAAAAAGACGGGTACAGATAAAAATGAATCTAAATATAAGAACGACAATTTTTCTGTTATAACATATAATGATATTGATGTGATATCAAGTACTGATACAATGGTAATACTACCATATTTGAGAGATGATGGATTTATTCTAATGAAATATCAAAAATTTCCAGCTTTTAGTTATAGATACAAAGATAATTCAACCTATAAAAACGAACAATTCTTTGTTACATGTATTAAAGGGAAAATGATTGAAAAAGATAATAATATACAAAACGTTAGAAGAATATTACATGAAGAAACAGGATTGGTTTTAAGTACCAATGCAAGTATTGAAGTGGATAAAATCGTTTTTAAAAATGATTATGATTCAGGACAATATCATTTCTGTTTATTACCATTATCATATAATGACTATAAACAAATATCCTTAAAAACGGATGAATCCAATAGAACCATCAAAATTAGTTTAGGTGATTTGGATGAACTTAAAAGTTATGATTTAGCAACAGATTATATGTTGTTAAAATTCAAATACGAAACTAACATTTAATTTCCCTATTTTTTAAAACATTTTTACAATTTATCTTTATAAAAAGAAAAACGTACCGTTATGCCTAAAGATTTCAAAAAAATGTTCCTTGAAGAACAAAATAAGAATTTGAAAATAGAAAAGGAACTCAACGAAATGAAGAAATCCGTTGATGAATTGAAGAAAAATCAAAGTGTTATGAATAATTTTTCTCCACAAAATTCACAAAATATACAACAACCTATTCCACAAATAAGTAAATCATTTGAAAATGATGTAAGATATATTGTTGAATTATCAGAAAGAATGACAAAAATATTAAGAGAATGCAGGAGATATATGTTACCCATGGAACTAGGTAAGAAAATAGATACCATTCTTAGGGAAATGGATAGAATGTAAAACAAATTAAATTATGAAAAAATATAAAAATGGTGATGTTGCCAAATGTATAAAATCTTGGAGGGGTGAAGGCGATTATATTTGGGGTGGAACTGCAGCTTACAAAAAAGATGAAGAATATACAATAAAATGGGTTTACGAAAATAAAGACGGTACATGTATGTTTGCGGTTGAAAATAGTTATGGTTCTCCAGATTTACTTTATTCTGATAGAGATCCTAAATTTTCTGAATATTTCAGATAAAAATAATCATTCATTATGGCCAAATTATTTTTTAGATACAGTTCAATGGGAGCTGGTAAGAGTTTAGATTTATTGAAAACTTGTTATAATTATGAAGAAAGAGGGAAAAAGGTTGTTGTATTTACATCAATAAAAGATAATCGTTATGGTGATAATGTCGTAAAATCCAGAACTGGACTTCAGAAAGAAGCGATAGGTGTAAATGATTTCTTTGACATGTATAATCATATTGATAAATTATTTGTGAAACCCGATTGTGTACTGGTTGATGAAATTCAATTTTTCAAAAAACATCATATACTTCAATTGACAGATATTGTTGATAAATTGAATATCCCTGTTATTGGTTATGGTTTACGTTCAGACTTTAAACTAGAACCTTTCGAAGGTTCCACTTATATGTTAATACTAGCTGATCACATTGAAGAACTAAGGACCCTTTGTCATTGTTGTGATAAGAAAGCAATATTAAATATTAGATTTGTGGATGGTAAAGTGGTAACACATGGAAAACAAATTCAGATCGGTGGAAATGAAACTTACATTTCTTTATGTAGGAAATGTTATAAAAAAATGTTAAACGATGAAAGCAAGTGAAATAATTAGACGAAATTATACAGATGAAGAATTCAACAAATTGAAGAATTCAAATAATACTGTAAGAAAAAGTTTGGGTTGGCATACACCACCAGTTGGTCGTAGGGAAAATGATCCAATAGTGGAAATACCAAAACAAGAAGATTATGTTTCATTGAGAAATACATATAATTTATCAAATAAAAAAAATTACTGGACTTATAAAAATTCAATTGGATGTTTTGGTTTTGTAAATACATATGTGGGTGAAGAATTAGAAGAATTGGTTGAAGTGAATCCATTATCTAATAAAGATGAACATTCATTATGGACAGAATTATCTGATTCTTTTTACCAAACAGCACAAGATTATAAAGATGGTAAAATAGATTATAGATTTATTTGGAAATGGTTTCAAGAACAACAAAATAATTATATATTAGAAAGAAAATAGGTGTATACAAGAATTGGAATCTTTGGTGTAAATGAAATTTTAGATTTCGTTGGTCCTGTTATTAGAAAATCCGGAATTAGTAAAAAAGGAAATCCATTCACATATTCTTATCCCAGTTATCGTAAAGAGTACATGGGAAAATCAATTAAAATGGGTTCACAAAGATATGTTCTTTTTAAGTTAAAGGGTGTGGATTGTATCGAATGTGGATTAAAAGGAAAATTCTTCGCATTGGAATCAAATTATCCAGATAAAGATGTTTGGCATATGAATCTTTATGGTTATGATAAAGATGGTAATGAAGTAATGATGACAAAAGATCACATAATTGCAAAAAGTAAAAAAGGTAAGAATAATTTAGACAATTATCAACCAATGTGTTATAATTGTAATCAAGAAAAATCAAATAAATAAAAGTTATGAAAATGGTGAATGTCATTTTATGACACATAATTTTTTATATATAGAAAATAAACTATAATATGGAAAATTTATTTGAATATTTCACAACAGATAATGTTTCTGGTAAAAAGTGTACAGAAAAATGGTTATTCAAAAATAATGAAGAATTACATAATATTATTATAAATTGGTGTGATAATTACAAACAATTAAAATATATTGAGTTTAAGAAAAAAATATTTCATTATATAAATAATTTAATTGAAATCCCAAAATGTCTAACTTGTAATAAAGATGTTAAATTTCTTAATATTAAATTGGGTTATCAAAAATATTGTAGTAATAAATGTGTAAAAAATTCAAAGGAATATTATAATAAATGGTTACATTCTTTTCAAGAAAATGATTCTGGCAAAAATGGAATAATTAAAAGAAGATACACTTGTATAGATAAATATGGTTCTTTAGAAAATTACAATATAATATTAAAAAACAAAAGAAAATTATTATTACAAAAAGATTTTGGTGTAGATAATGTTTTTCAATTAGATTATGTAAAAAACAAATCAAAAAAAACCAAAACAGATAAATATGGTGATGAATATTGGAATAATAAAGATAAAACAAGAGAAATAAGAATACGAAATGGAACACAAATAGATGATACCTTAATTGAATCATTTCTGAATTATAAAAAAATAATTGTAAATAGATCGACCACTATTTATAGAAATAATGTAAACGATATAAATCCAATGAATTTAAAAAGAGGAATTAAAAAGTTTCATATTGATCATAAATATTCTATAAAACAGGGATTTTTGAATAATGTACCAATTGAAATAATATCACATCCTTGTAATTTGACTATGATATGGTGGAAAGATAATTTGGAAAAACAAGATAAATGTAATATTACATTAAACGAACTAATATCAAATATTTTAAAATATGAAAATAAAAATATAATTAAACAATCAAAATTAAATGAACTATATCAAAAAGAAAATATTCAAAAATTAATAAAATAAAATGAAAAATTACATAAAAGTAAAAAGCAAAACAGAAATGAGTGGATTTTTTATTATATATTATGGATCGACTTTAAATGAGTATCCGGGAATATTCGGTATAAGTCATTTTTTAGAACATTTGGTATGTAAGGGAATATATCATTTGATGGAAGATTTAGAAAAAGATGGTATCAGTTGGAATGCATACACTTCTGATAAAGAAATAGTTTTTTATTTGACAGGTTTAGATGAATATGTAAATAAATGGAAAAAACCATTTTATGAAAATATATTGAATTTCAATATAACAGAAGAACAATTTCAAAATGAAAAGAAAATAGTTTTAGCTGAATATGAAAGAGCATTTAATTCTCAAGATGAATCCCATTCATTAAATCTTTACAGAAAATTATTTGATAATTATGGTCCAATAGGATTAAAACAGGATTTGGAAAATCTAACATTACAAGATTGTAAAGATTATTTTCAATTACAATATACCAAACCAAATAAAATAATTGATGTTTCTAAACACAAACATATTGAAGATGAATATTTTACGACCATTGAATATTCTAATGTTAATCTTTTGAATAAGAAAATAAAATATGTAAACAATGATGATTTCATTTATGAAAAAGGTAATGAATATAAAAAAGAAGCATCAATTCTTATCGTATCACCAATAATAGAAAAAGATTACCCTGTTATTGAATTCATTTGTAAAATGTTAAGTGGTGGTTTAAAATCACCATTGGTTTACGAGGTAAGAGAAAAATTGGGATTAGTTTATACTATTGGAAGTTATATACATAAGATAACAAATAAGTCAAGTATATTCGTAATATCAACAGAAACACCCACAAAGAATAAAGATAAGGTTGTAGAAACGATATCTAAAATAATGTCAAATCCAGAAAAATATTTGACTAAGGAAAGATTTGATATTGTGAAACAGAATTTTGATATAAAATTTAGAAAAGAAAAAGAAAACCAATATCTTAACGTTAATAAATGGATTGATAATAAACATTTTTTATTAGAAAATATTTTAGATGAATTGACATATGAAATGGTATTAGATGTTTTCCGTAAACATTTAACTTGGGAAGGACTATATAAATCAATAGATATAAATGAATTTAAATAATATGAAAAGGAAAATTAAATTTGGTGATACAATAGAATTTGATGAAATATTTTCACACGTGTTATACATCAAAGATAAAAATCTTTATGATGTTAAACTAATTGATGTAAATGAATCGGATATAAATGTGAATAAACCCATTAAGGATGGTTTATTACATAAAAAAGAAAAATATCCTGCTGGATATAGAAAAATAATATTTAGTAAATATATTGGAAATGGTATTGTAATTGGACAAACAATGAAAAAAGAAGGTCATTATTGGCCGGGATATGGTCCATCTGCCCCTGATTGGGATGCAGAACCACCATCATTTGATACTAAAAAGGTATATTCATTTTGGATAGTTGCTATTGGATTGAATCAAAAAGTATTAGTTCCGAAAATAAAAGAAGAAACACCACAGAAAAAATATAAATCAAATAGATACTCTGGTCATTATGGTAGTCAGGGTGATTAGGAATTATGAAAAGATCTTTCGTTCAATATATTGTAGATACTTATAATAAGAAGAAAAAAATTCAAATTCAAAAACCAAAAGAGGTTCCAGAATTTATGAAATCTATTCTTGTACATATTGATTATAGATTAAGATCCAATGATATAAATTTTGAGATACCTTTCGTTTATAAAAATAAAAAGGATTTCGATCATATAAAGGTTATAGTACCAAATTATCTGACACCAGAACAACTTTGTGACATCATACAGTTAGATGAATACAAAATAAACAAAGAATTTGTAGAAGTCGTTTATAAGGATTTTAAGATAGTATTTATATTAACACCCGAAAATGATATACCAATAACATTTTGGTATTATAGTTGGGATATATTACCCACTTTAATGAATGTGTTATTTCTAAAATTTGGATTAAATCTAACTAAGGATGGATTAAAATATAAGGAAAGGGGTAATCATTTACTATCAAGTAAAATAAATGAAATAGTTGAATTTTTGGGATTAAATTTCAAACAATATAGAGATGGATTTTTTTCATTGGAAAATGAAGTTCATTTTTTAATGAATAGTCCAAGTTTTAATGCTGATTTGTTTTTTGAATTTGAATTGGATCCGAAAGATTATTTTTATAAAGAAAAACAAGAACAATATAAAAAATGTTTAGAAATTTTAGAACCATTAAAAGATGCACCGGGAAACTTCAAATTTTCTGAAAACAAAGATGATTACTTAACTTTTATAGTAGAATATTTTCACGAATCTGGTATAATGGAAAAATTATTCGGTCGTAAAAATAAATATATACGAGAAAGTAAGAACTAATTTGATGTCAACATCCCTGATTGAACAAATGAATATTTATTTTTCCAAACATTCAGACAAATATAGTTATTCAACTTTAGAATATGGTAGATGGATGATACTATCACTTGTTGAAAACGGTGGAACAATCTTTGATTTTTTTATTGAAAAGAATATACCTATAACAAGATTCCTTGATGAACTTTTACCGTTATCCGAATATAAATTAAAAAGAACAGGTAATGGGAAAATTACTGTAGATGATTTTGAAGAAATAATAAATTTTTTATCTATTGAACATGATATAAATAGTCTTGTTGAAGATGAACATATAGATACTTATATAATGGATGATAATGGGGAACAAATATACATTCCTGATCAATATACAGTAGATTTCTTCAAAGAAAGATATGATATCGAATTAGAACCATATGAAGCTTTTGATTTCAATATTTTTTATGAAGAAAAATCGCCAAATGATTTGACAAATTTAGATAATATTTGTTGGAATTAATTAAAAATAATATTTTTTATTTCTGGATATTCTAACTTTTTTCCTGATTTGTTTTCAATTAAAATAGATATATTTGTTCCAGCATCCACTATAATATGACCCCCGTCAATTCTACGAAATTTAAAAGAATGTGAATCGTAATTACCATCCGTTGATATTTCAATTAAAAATTTTTTTACATAAAAAATTCGTATCTGATTTTCACCATTTAAGTTTAAATACATTTTTACTTTTTTATTTACATAATGTTTGTGAATATAGTTTATCATTTTATACATTTTCAGATCATCCAACCCACCGAATTGTTTAATGATATCTCCAAATTTAACAAAATCGGTTTCTACATCACTCGATAACTGTTCTAAATAAATTTCTTCATCTTTCATATTTATAAATATATAATGTGAAACCATTTTTTATATTCCCATTAGGATATAATACAAACATAACATTATCATCTTTCCATTTTAATTCATTTTCTGTTTTGATGAAATAAGCATTGAAACAATCTATTAAATCATAATAGTTATCAAAATTCGAATAATCCCAAACATAACTTACACATTTCGATGTTTTTAGATCGAATGTCGTTGATAATTTATCATTATTATCAAAATAAAACAAATACGAATAATAATTATCTGATAATGTCCATTTAGATGACGAATCAACAACCACCCATAATTTATCGGATATTTCAAAATCGTATTTTCTTAATTTTAAATCATTTATTATTTCACGTTTGGATGAATCAATATAATTATTAGTGAATGAAAAATTGGGTCCACTAAATAATAATGGTATAAATAAAAATGGTAACAAAAGTAATATTCTTTTCATATTCTAATAATCGAGCACATCAGTACTAATGTTAAGTTCATAACATATTCTTTTTTTATCTTCCAATGAAATATCAGATTCTATAAAAACTGAACGTTTATTTGTTATAATCCAATCTACTAATTTTTTGAAAGATTCAAGTTTTTCATCTTTCGAATAACCAAATTTTTCTCTGATCCAATCAGAGTCATCAAAGTATTCCATATATTCAATTAATTTTTCTTTTCCAAATAATAAAACCATTAAAATCCCTTTGAACCATCTCCCACCCCTCTTTACCTCTTATATTCCATTCATCGGTATTGTTTCCAGTCGTTTCCCATTTTTCATATAAATATTCATATTCATCGAATTTCTTCGTTGGTGGATCTGGTGAGTATTCAAAATCCGGTATTTTGTGTATAGTATAATCTAATCCACCAAATAGAGTTGATAAATTGTCAATGATTCTAGAAAAAATTGGTTTATCCATGATAAGTTTTATTTTTTATATTGAAAAAACTTATCGGTGTTTTAATTATTTTGTATTGAAACACCAGAATGATAATCTATCGGCTGTTGATGATAAAAATGATAATAAGTTTTTAGTGAATCATATTCTTCTTCGATTATTTCTTCCCACTTTATAAGTTTAAATTGATTAAACTTATATTTGGATTCGACATATTCTATCCATTCATGTGGCTTCATATTAATCACATCATGCCATATATTTTTACCAATAAACGTATAGGATATAAAATAAAATTTGTTTTCTATCATTTTTCTAATGATGACAAATCATAATTACCAAGAATTAAAAACCTGTCAGATGGTCCATTACCATCACGCGGAACAATTGAACAATTACTATTTAAAAATTTTAAAACAGCATCAGGACCAACATTATGTGCCATAGCAATTAATCCACTTTTTGTTAAATGGTATCCCCTAATAATTTTATTATCATATTTCTTCAAATATGATTTCAAAAATTCATAATTATATTTGAGATAAAGAATGACAGCAGCATCTTGGATTTCTGGTGTATTTAAAAATTTATCATAACTTATACTTCCAAAACCGATGGTTCTTCTCGCACCATCACTCATTTGCCATCTTCCCAAATATTCCGAACCAGCTCTTCTCGATTTATAATTATTTCCAGATTCTATTTGTCCTAATCGTTCTAGAAATTTTTTCAATGTCTTTGTACTATCAACAGTATATACAGTAATAAATTCAAATTTTTGTAATATTTGAGATTCATTTAATCCAGTTTGTGACATAAATTTTTTCTGATAAATTTTCATCTCAATAGTATCTGGAACATAAATAGATGTTACTATATTTTCTTTTTCTTTTTGAAACCAACCAAATTCGGTATTTAAATAATTTTTAATAGATTTAATACCAAAACTTCCACTATAATAAATTGTTCCAACTATAAAAAATCCAATTAGAAATCTTTTTAGTGTTGTTAATTTTTTATATTTTAAGAAATAAATAAATTTATCTTTTAAAAGGGGAAGTGATTGTTTTGTCAAAGTATTCAAAATATACAGATATGTATCCCATCTTTGTTTTAAATTATCATCTTTATGATAACCTTCCTTATCTTTGAGTAGATAATGTAAAAATCTTAATTTCATCATCATATTTCATTTATTTTAACAAAGGTAATAAAAAAAATTAAAGAAAAAAATATAAAACACTTAAATTGTATTTAACTATGAACTACTACTACACTAAAGATGTTGTAGTTTATAAAATAAAAAGATAAAAAAATGGAATTGAAAGAACTCTTGGAATTGTCTCATCAATCTTACAAAGATAATGGTTTTTGGGATGATTATGATCAAATTAAGGACATAATGAAAAGTAATTCAAATATTTTTTCTAAAGAACAAGTGGAACAAGTAAAATATGCTTTTATTAGTCAAAAATTATCTCTCATACAAAAAGAGATAAGTGATTCTCTAAATTCTCTTAGAATAGGGAAAAATTATAAAGGTGGAAAGGAAAATCTTGATAAATTATATGATTTATTTAAAAACCCATTACAAGAAAGTTCGGATCCATATATGTATTTCAGAGGAGCTTATATGACACATGTTAAAGATACTTTCGAAGATGAAATAGCAACTGCATTTATAAAACTTTGTGATCTATGTGAAAAAATAGACCTCGATGTAGAAAAATTTATTAAATTGAAACTTCAATTCAATAAAACTCGTAACATGAACTACCACTACACTAAAGATGTAGTGGTTTCTGGGTCTTTTAACCCGTCTTTTTTAACGTTTCACAGACAAGATGCTTCTTAGGTTTCATCGAAATGAAACGGTCGTCCACAGAGCCGGCCT